GTATTGAGTAGAAATAAAATCGAAATAACCACCGTCATTTGCCGCACCCACGGATAACCTGTCCATAGCTTCAATAGCGTTGATATGCAGCTTGTTATACTGGACATAAGCAATTTCGGAACCATCCTGTAAAAAGCCCATCTTTTCATTATCAATCAGGATAGAGTAAATCGCATTTTCTCCGTTACTTTTCTTACCGATAGCCAAGCCATCATCCGAAAAATCAAAGTACGTAGTCAGTTCGTCCCGATACTCACTGATTTCATTTCCCTGCTCAGTTATCCGTTCGGACAAACTGTTTACAGAAACATTCAGACCTTTTGAGGTTTCTTCGATTTCAGTCTGATACTCAGTCGTGATTGTCCGATGGACGGTATCGGTATAATACTTTGCCTGTTCCAGACTGTCAGCGGTCTTTGTATCTATTGTCTCCGTAAGTGTTGTTGTTGTTTCCGCAACTTCCAGTCGGATTGTTTGCCCGTTTTCATCAATCAGGGTTTTTGTTTCCTCTGTCGTACTGTAATTTTTTAGCTGAGTATCGGTATAATCCTGAATTTCCGTAGTAACACTCTGTTTATATTCAGCCGATAATTTCTCTGCCGTAACACAACCTGCATCCAAATATTCCGTAGTGATTTTATATGCCGCCAACATCTGAAAGACAGCATTACCATCTTTACTAAAGCCGTACTTCCATACCGGATTGCCGTCATTCCATGCCGTAGTCCACGCAAAACCGTTCGACTTAAAAGTATAGATAATATTGCTATCCGCAAGTGTCTCCCCATTATGGAAGTAATACAGGTTTGTCCCATCATCCTGCGGAACAGTCGTGACATTCAATCCCAAACTATTACAAAGCAAGCGGTTCAGTTCAAGCGTTGCCTGTTCCTTTGCCGTAATATTCTGCTCTACATTCTTCCGTAGCGTTTCCAGAATCGTAGCCTGCTGTTTGGTAAGTCCCCCTGTACGGCTATAACTGTTACTCTGTGTGGTCTCTCCCTTACCTGCAATACTGGTACTCATGTTCATTGTGAAAGTCACATTGGTAATAATTGTGTCATGCACAACACCCTTACTGTCCGTATACAGAATCCTGTCCATCGGATAGAGGTAAGGAGACGATTTAATAGTTGCTTCATACGGACGGTATGTAAAATCCTTCAATACCACATACAGCGTATCAAGTAACACCTGCGCATTATCCTGAATGAGACCATTACCGGATAAATCCAGAGCATAATCATCCGTCCCGGAAAGATACTCCGTGTTTGCACTGTCCTTGAAATAAATCCCGGTTAGCACTATGTCATTTTCATACATATCACTTTCGTACCGTTCGGACGGCGTAATACTTACATTTGTCTGTTCATACCACTTCAATTCAAGATTGCCGTCACTATTAATAAAGGCACAAGTCCCGGTAATGGCGGCGCACCATTGCAGAAGCCCCCGGTAGGTAAGTTCCTGATTCTCCGGGAAGGTACTAATGCTGTAATCTTTATTTATCAGTTTGGACAGGTCAGTAACGCAGGTCACTTTACAAATAGTGCAGATACGGTTAATCAAATCCTCCACCGTCATAGGGAAGGTAAGCTGAGTAGTATCTACATCCTTATCAAAGAAAATCATCCTGTCCAATGCGGAAATTGAAATTGTTTTCAAAGCACGGGGCGGTTCGTCAATGGTAAAATATCCGCAGGGAACCCAATGCACTACGGCTTTTTCCCATCTATGAGCGTCCCACTTTTTAATACCGATTTCCACGAACATTTCAGCACCCTCAAACACGGTACTGTCATATTCTCCATCATCATTTTTCAGCTTGAAGTTCAGTTCCGCAGCAACCGCAGAACCTACCTCAATTTTGGAATTGGAAACACTGTATCGGTCAATGCTCAAACTCCCCTGAGAAATTCTATCTTCCGCAATCGTAAACGTCTCGTCTGCACCGTATACATTAATCCGCACAACCTGTCTGTAATTTTTATTGAAAAGGTTGATAACCTCCTGACTTACCGCATACATCACACACCAGACCTTTCTATTGCATTGAAGGCAATGTTAGTCCAAATACCTTTCCTACAGTTATACAGTGGCGCACCTCTGTCCCCGATATAGAACTCACTCGTTTTGTATGTACCGCTCATAGCGTCCAGATAACAGAGAGTTACATATTCAGGATTGAACTTTTGCAGAATATCGGCAGCGTCAGCAATAGAAACATTCTTCCATTCAAATTCAAGTTTCACGCATTGTCCAATCCTCTTTTTGTCCATCTTCGTATCTTCGGTACGCCCTGCATCACTGTCTGAAATATCGCATAAATTCCATTGATAGCCAGAGGGGCATTTGACCGCCTTGCCATCCACAGACCTAATCGGATTGTAGTCAGTCATAATACCCCTCCTTTACGTTCCTACCGGGACGATGGTTTTCCCGTCCCTCTGATTCTTCCGGTTCAATGCCTTTGTGAAGGAATTGGTTGTTACCTCCACCGTGGTATCTTTATTCAAAAGCTGTCTGAGCAAATCATTCTGCTCTCGCAGCAAATCATTTTGACGGGCAGTAGCTTCATACATACCCTGACGCACTCCATCAACGATAGAATCCGTGCCACTCTCTCCGGGAAGTCCTGCCCTTACCTTATTCGCAAGGTCATCCATCCACTCTGTATGGTTTTCGAGCGGAAGCACCGCTTCACGTCCCGCTTCGCCGCCGCCAAGCATGGTGTTACCCATCATGCCAAACAACTGCGCACCATCCAGAATACCGCCCTTCTTGTACCAACTGATACTGAAATGCGGAACAGAAGGAGGGTTCAAACTAAAAGAACCGCTGATACTGAAATGCGGCAGCTTGATACGGGGTAAACTCCAACTGAAATTAAAGAAAGACTTCATCCGGTCAATACCGTTCTTCACGGCATCCTTCGCATCGTTAATCTTGTCCTTAATTTTGGTCTTGATACTGTCAAAACTATTGGTTGCATTGGATTTCAATGTGTTCCAACTACTTTTCAGGCTTGTGTTCAGACCGCTCCATACCGTAGAGGTATTGGTCTTAATCTGCGTCCACTTCGTACCAATGGTAGTTTTGATATTGCTCCATACCGTAGACGCTGTAGATTTCAGACCGTTCCACACCGTACCCAGACTGGACTTTACGTTACTCCATGCCGTAGAGGTATTGGATTTTACATTGTTCCATCCGGTAGAGATTGTACTTTTCAGGTTACTCCATGTCGTACTTGCCGTAGTCTTAATATTTCCCCATGTCGTACTTAGACTGGATTTCACATTGTTCCATGTAGTTGTGGTATTCGTTTTAATCTCAGTCCACTTGCCGGAAATAGTGCTCTTGATATTGCCCCATGTCGTACCTGCGTTTGTTTTCAGGTTACTCCAAGCCGTCCCAAGAGAACTTGTAATGTTATTCCAAGCAGTAGAAGTATTGGTTTTCACGTTTTCCCACGCTGTAGAAACAGTGGACTTAATGCCGCCCCAGACTGTACCCGCTTTCGTTTTCAGGCTATCCCACTTCGTACCAATGGTAGTTTTGATATTCTCCCATGTAGCCCCGGCAGTAGTCTTGATATTTTCCCAAGCGTTAGACAGGGTTTCTTTGATAGCAGACCATTTTTCAGAAGCGGTTTGTTTTATGTCATCCCATTTCTCAGAGATTTTGGTTGCAATCTCCCCAACAAGTTTTCCAATCCATTCAAGTACCGCACCAAAGCCATCTTTCAAGCCTTGCAGCAGACCGTCAACCAGATACCCACCCTGTTCAGCCATAACGGTAGAAGGAGAGTGAATACCAAAAACATTCTTGAACCCGTTGATAAAGGGGTCAAACACATTTTCTTTAATCCAAGAGCCTATGCCCTTGATACCTTCCCAGATACCTTGCAGCAGCCCTTTGATAATCTCTATGCCGCCAAACTTGCCGTCTCCGTTTTCGTCCTGAATGTACTGTAAGAAGTAGTTTTTAATATCCGTGACAACATCTGAAATGAATGTTGCTATAAAACTTACTCCTGCACCCAGAGCCGTACCAAGCAGCTTGAAGAAACTTTGCGCCAGAGTGGAAAAATCCACACCCAGAAGAAAGGCTTTCAGGTTGTTATATACGGAATCTGCTACCGCACCCCAATCAATACTCGCAAGCCATTCAGACGCTTCGTCAAAAGCACCTCTTAGGCAATCGCCTACACTCTTACCAACAAGCGCCCAATCCAGACCGCCAAGCGCACCTCTCAGGAAGTCAAGCCCTGCGGTAATACTTCTGACAAACAACCGTCCTACAAAGTTAAAATCAATCTCTGCCAGACCTGCATTGAGGAACTCAGCCACATGGTTTCCAAGGTTTACAAAATCGGCGGTTTTCAGGAAATAGTATGCTGTCTGTACAGCACCGTTAATACCGTAACCGATTTTGCTACCCCATCCACTCCAATCAATACTATCCACAATGGAATTGAACTTCTCTCCAAGGAGAGTACCAAGCCCCTTCCAGTCCCCGGCGTTAATCAGGGATTTCAGTTGGTCGGTAAAGTTCGCAATGGAACTGTCAATGGGAAGTTCCTCAAACATCGTTCCGTAATCAGGGGAACCCCCGCCACCGGAACCCCCGCCACCGGAACTTCCACTTCCGGAACTGTCATCGCTATCTCCCAAGATATTCAGTTCATCAAATCCCAGAGTGTACCGTTTAATTTTCTCAGCGGCATCCTTTACGGAATCAGCCGCACCACTCGCAGCGTCCCCCGTACTGGAAAATGTAGTTGCTACCCTTTTTGCCGCAGTATAGGTACTTGCGCCTGTCAGCCTTGCAAAGAACTGATTTACTACATTGATAAGGGCAACAAACTTGTTAATCAAGAACTCAACTGCCGGGGCAATCGCATTGATGATAGGGGAGACCATTGCTCCCATGCTATTTTTCAAATATTGGAAACTGGTAGCAAGGCTATCCATGCTTGCCTTAAACCTACCATCCGCAACTGCACTGTACTGATAGAGATTATTAACCCCTTCCTTCATCAAATTGATAAAGGAACTGAGCAATCTGTTAAGGATGTAGTACATAACTACACTCTTAACCGCATTTTTTAATTTCCCCAATCCGCTTACTGCGCCGCTAATAGATGGTGTAAACTTCCGCAGATTAGAGGTTACATTCTTCACACCAGACGCAAGTTTAGAACCAAGGTTTGAAGCAATGGTTTTCGTAGCGTTGAATAATTTCTTCGCTGCACCTGCCGTAGTAGTGAAAGCTGTCTTCAAGCCACCTAAAATCTTGATACCGACACTAAAGCCTTTACCAAAAACACCACCTGCACTACTCAGAATTTCCTTAAATCGGCTTGCGGTATTGCTTGCCTGCTGCATGGTGCTGTCAAGATTTTCTATCTGACTGGTTGCTGCACTTGCCGCAGAAGTATCTACCCCTACTACAGACGCAGGAGCAGCAGTTGTGTTTTGTGCTGTCGGGGTAGGTGCAGTAGGCGTTGCATTTGTAGTGGTAATTTTTGGGATTTTAACATTTCCCAGACCGTTCAGCTTTTCGAGGGCTTTCCCCAAGTCCTCCAACTTCTCAATATCACTCCATCCCAGATTATGACAGGATTCGGCAATATCATTTATCCGTTTGGAAATGGTAGGAGAGATTTTCGTTTCCCCTTTGAACCCTTGCAGAGCCTTTCCCAGACGTTCCAGTTTGTCGGTATCTGTATCTTTCAAAGCAGAATCAAGTTTGGTAAGATTTTTGACGGAGGAATTTAGACCTGCGCCGCCTTTGATAGCCTTTTTCAAGTTTTCAAAACTCTTTGCAAGAGCATCAATACCCTTTGTGCCTTGTTCAGATTTCGCTTCAACTTGAAATTCGAGACCTTCAATTTCAACTGCCATCGTCTATTCCCCCTTCCTCTTTCTGCTTCTGTTCAAACCGCTTATTGAAGTCAATCATAATTGCCCGCATAGCTTCCTTGCCACTCTGCAACTTCCGGTTGTTTTCACGTTCTTTTGCAAACTTACTCTGAGCAACCGTAATCGGCATTGGTTCACTTCGATAAGGTAACGGTTTATCTCTCTTACTAAAGGGATTGAGAACGGGAGAAGCGTCCAGAATCGCTTCATAGACATATCCACCCTGTAACCATAAGAAATAGTTTTTCCTCTCTGCTTCCCGTTCGTATTTGTCACGGTAATATTTTGCCATGCAATTATCCCCATCCCAATAATCCTGATAACTCATTCCTATCGAGAGGTAATATCCGCATAATTCCTCAAACTTTTCCCCGTAACGTAAAGGAGAGGACGGACGGTCATTTCGCCCGTCCCCTTCACTGTCGGCAGCGTCTTCCTTTACCAAGACGCTACCCACTCCACGTTTCCCGTTGTTTCATCCGGTTCATCCATCAGAGACATAATCGGTTCATTGTACATTTCAGCAAGTTTGTTGATAAGGGTCTCCTTATCAGGCATTGCCGCATAAATCTTATCAATAACGTCCTGCTTTACAAACCTGTGGTGTGCCTTAAAAGCACCTGCGAAAAGAGCAGGCAGCAAACTCATAGGACGTTCATCAATTTCCTGCGGTCTAAAACCTTCATCTTCCATCTGCTTGATAGTTCTCCGGGTAAATTCCAGAGTGTAATCCGTACCCTCATAGGTAAAAATAATCTGTTTAGCCATCGTTAAACTCTCCTTTAATTCTTCAAATCAAATGTAACTTGTTCTTATTCCTCCGTAATAACGGAAGTCGGCGCAATCGTAATCTTCATACCACGCACCTCATTGACAGCACCACCCGTAGGATGGACAGAAAGCTGTCCGTTGAAAGAAAACTTACCTTCGTCTCCGGTAGGGGTAACAGTACCGTCAGTACCTTCATCCCCACCAAACCACACGGCATAACCTTCATCCTTACCTTCCAGTGCTTTCAGAGCCTTGTAATTTGTATGGTCATAGTTGGCATTGAACTCCATACCGTCATTACCCTGAATACCCAGAATAGCAGTTTTCATCTTGTCAGAAAGGGTAGTGGTATCAAGCATTTCCGGGTCTTGACCAATATCAGGGAACTCAGTAATGTCAATCAGTTTTTCATAAGAAGAACTATTCTTGTGCATCAAAAAAGTTTTGTATGTACTGGTATACATTCTTATTACCTCCTGTAAAAATATTTTCCGTCAGTAGCTACCGTATAACGGGCTATAATCCGATATATGGTTGCGTCCTCTAAATTCGGAACAGGCGTGAACGCAAGCCGCCTGAAATTCATGGAAAACAGTTGTTCGTCAATCGCTTTTGCAATCGACTTACATTCTGTTTTCTTACCCTCACTCTTGTTGGAATACACATTGATTTCAAACATGACCTGCGCCATTTCTTCTTTGAGACTGGAAGTCTGCCTGTCTGCAATCACTGTATTATCACTCTGAGTAATACTTACATGAGGAAATGAGGTAGGAGAATTGACATACTCCCCGGTTATATTGATACCCGGAAATTTCTCGCGCAGCATTTTCGCAAGCCGGGTATATACTTCATTTTCGCAATCAATCATAGACGTATATCCTCCTTGCTATTTCCTCAAATTTTTCCTGCAATTCCTTTACTGTCTGGTACATACTCATGTTTGCAGGATTACCGTAAGTATGCACCATCCCGGCGTGTTTACCGGACGTAATCACTTCGCCGTTTGTGCCTGGGCTACCTTCATAACGCCATCCTTTTTCAAGCCTGCCTAACTTATATCCGTACTCTCCATGTACAAATCCATTTTCGGCAGCTTCGGGATGGTTGTCGGGGTATCTTATGCCTGTACCAAACTCAATGAACAGAACCGCACCGCCTATGGCAACTACGGCAACTTTGTTATCCCCTCTTTGTTCTACAGATACAGAAACATCATTCGTGCCGTCATATTGAGCGGTTTGAAATTTTGCTTTTGCAATCTGCATTCCTTCATCCCCAAGGGCTTTTACAAATTTCTCTGTCCGGTCTTTTAGCCATTTTTTATATTTGTTCAGTTCTTTAATCGCATTGTTTATCCCCTGTTCAGTCAAAGGGACTTTGATAACCTTATTCTTCACGACACTTTTACCTTTGCAATCGCATAGGATATGGAATTGAGGGATTTTGCTACCCGTTGTACCGTATAATCAAATGTTGGCTTGCCTTGCCGGAATCCCGGTTTGCTGTCAACAAACAGAACCGTATTTTCATCAATAGGGCAGTCCGTATCATCCGTGATAAGAACCTTATCGTAGGAATCCAGTTTGCCAAACATATTTACCTGTGCATAACCCGTAGCGTGTGAAACGCTGCACATGATTTTTACAGGTCTTTCATACAGCACCCGATATTCGCTTGTCTCATTTCCATCTTCATCAAGAAGTGCTTCCTTCCCTTTGTATAAGCAGTAGTAAACCGCCTGCTTATTCCGGTTCATCAATCTCATTGCAGCACCTCCGCAAGCGGGATAATGCGCCGCAGCAGAGTAGGGGGAATATCGCCATCTTCATAAGTACGACTTACGCCATTCTCACTGTGACTGACTTCTCCCTCCGCTCCACGCTTATTGAGCATATATGCCGCAATCTCAACATGAACTGTGTCATAACGCTTCGGCAGTACATGACCTCCCCCATAGGGGTATAACCGATTCAGCACGATACCTTCCGCAAGAGACAGATAAGTGGACAGTACGTCTTTATCCGGTTCATCTGTCATGCGTTCAAGCATTTTCAGCTTATCGTTAGTAGTCATACTGTCCACCCTCCTTTCCTCTTACTTAGGTAGTAGACTTGAAGTCCGCAGCGTTCGCAACATATACAGAGCGGCTATAGGTCGGCTTCTCAAAGGTGGTAGAAATACCAGTGAACTTGCCGTGATACCATTCGGGACCGTGGTCGAGACCAATCTGCCCAAAAAGCTGATACTTCTCGCCCGCACCAACCTTCGCAAGCGGTTCAAGGAAGAAGTTACCCTTACCCGGAACAGGCTGATATACCGGAGCAATCACATCCAAATCAAGCAGCATAGCCGTACCTGCGGGCAGACACTCGCCAAGGTACAGATAAACCACACCGATAGGTGTAATCACACTGGACAGCGCAATACCGTTTACCTCACGGGCAGCGGGAACTACCGTCAGACCATTCTGTACAGCGTCCGCATTGACCTGAAACAGAGTAACGGCATCACACCACAGACACAGACTGTCAGTTGGGGCATTGGATTCGTACACCAACTTGACCATATCAGCAATATCCCACAGTCCAAGCGGTTTCTTGCTCATAGCCATAGTGTTAGAGGTAATCGCTTCCACCAGACCACGGGTCTTGTTAATCTCCGTATCTTTGGTTGCCTTGTTATATGTACCATTGATAAAGGTATACTCAATGTCACGATTGACCTTTTGGATTTTTGCCGCAACCTGAAAATCAAGTTCGTTAATCGGGTTAGCCTGCTGATTCTCAATGTTGATACCACTCAGCGTACCCATGTTACTTTCCTTTCCGTAAGAAACGCCTACGCTCTCATGAAAAATCTGAGTAACATTCGTTTTCTGTTCACGGGTAACAACCGTAGCATCCGGGGCAGTCAGAGAAGCACTTTCACTGATTGCAGGCTGAGAACCTGCGCCGCCTGCGGAATACTCCTGCCCGGTCACAAACTCTACATGATTAGTCGTTTTCGCTTTGGAACCAATGATGGAACTCAGCGGGGTACGAACATTACCCTTGTTAAAAAGCATACCGGAATAATTCAATACTCCGAAACTGGTTGCAATAACGTCAGCCATGATTTACCATCCTTTCTTTACTCATTTTGTTCAGCGGTATCCTGTCCCGCCAGTCGTGTATAATAAGCAGCTTCGGCATAATTGCCCGCCGCCTGTGCTTCGGCAATCTTCTTCTGATAATCCGCACCGTCTGTTCCTTCGGAACCCGCAGCGGGACGTGGGGTACTCTGCATTTTCTTTTTCAGAATTTCTTTTTCACGGGCTTCCAGATACTTTGTCTGGTTCGCCATGACCTTATCCATATCGCCGTCCACCATAGCGGTAGCCGTCTCAGCAGCAAGTTTGTCATCGTAGCCCATACCCAGAAGTTTTGCCTTTTTCTCAGAAAGGGAAATAGACCGCTTTAACTCAGCGTTTTCCTGCGTCAGCTTGTCCATGTTCGCTTTCTGTTCCGCAGCGGCAGCTTCATCCTCACTCTGTCTGCCCCGCAACTGTTTCTTATAATCCGCAGCTTCAGAATTAGCCTTAGAGAGTGCAGCTTTCAGTCTGTTTACCTCTGCATCATTTCCCTGTCCAACCGCCTGTAATGCAGTCGAGATTTCGTCCTCAGTCATACCTTCCTTGTAGGCATTCCCAAGCAAGTCACTTAAATAACTCATAATAATCCTCCTTGCGTTTGTAGGGGTTCCCTCCCCATGATTTCCGTTTTATCCTCTTTTCTGAGTTTGCGATTTAAGACTTCCCTGTCTATACATACAGGCTTTAATCCTGTGACGTATCAATTTCAAATTTCAAGACACATCGGCAATGTACATTATTTTCTGCTTTTGTAAACTTGCCGGGTCTCGTTGCGTGGTCTCCATCAAAGGTATAAAATTCTTCATCCAGTCCCACGCTTGTACCTTCCAGATATTCATGTGTCTCACGCACTTTGGCATCCTTGACAGTAACCCATTTCTTAGAAACGCCCAGACCTCTTTCCCTCTGGAACTCATGCGCCCCATCTTCTTCCGCAGCATTGAATATCCTGTGATACTCAGATTCGGTCAAAGTCTGCAACCCGGATAAATCCCCGGCTTGCACATGAGCGGCAACCCTGTCCTCAAATGTTTTCCCGTCAATCCGTTCAAAGATTGCCGCATACATTAAATCCGTATCAACGGAGAGGTCAAAGGCAAGCATTTCCTCTGTTGCTTCTATACCGTCCCGGTACGCCTTAATCAGCATGGATAGCACATCATCCGCAATCCGCTTCACTCTGGAAGTCATATTGGTTTCCGTATCAGATACGGAATGAAAACTGGTGGAAGTAAGAGCATTGATTTCATCAAACGCTAAAATGTAATTGGAAAACGTATAATCACTCATAAGCAAAAATAAAAGGGACTATGAGTTTGTTACTCACAGTCCCATTGGACTTATCAGAACCTTTGTCCTGACAGATTATTCTTTCATTCTCATTTTGCGTTTGATTTCAACGATGGTTACTTTACCCTGCTCAATCAGAATTTCCACTCTGCTTCCGTGTTTCAGCAGAGTTTCCATCTGCTCCACCATCTGTTTTGTTATCACTGGTGTCATCGGTCTCACTCTCCTTTGCTTCCTGCTGCTGTTCAAATAACTCTTGCGCTTTACGTTCCTGTTCCTCAGCATATTCAGCACTCAATGTATACGCCAAGTCAGAATCAACAAACAGTCCGCAATGCTCAAACGCCAGACGGGGATGGATTTTATTATTTTTCAACATCAGGTCAAGCACCTGCGCTTTTTGCAGAATGTTTTCGTAATTTCTTCGTGTGAAACGGATTTCTACATTGCACACTTTCAAATCCATAGAGGTAAGCGTATGGCAGATATTCAGAACCAGTTTCAGGAAAACTCTCTCAGATTTCTTGAACATCAGTTCGCTATCTTTTGCCCTTGCTTCCGCAGCACTCCAACCATCACGCATGATAACCGCAGAACCCGTATCACTTGTGGAAGTGCCGCCGTTCCGGTTCGGCATACCGCAGATGGTAAGGACTGTCTGGTACATATGGTCTACAAGTGTCTGCGTCTCACTCTGGTTCAGATTGTTAATCAGATAATCAATCTCCGCTTTCATGCTCGGGTCAATATCCCGGAATTTGATTGCACCCTGTTCCCGCAGCTTTTCATAATCGTCAGAGGAAATATCCACGTTGTGAAAGAGCATAAGTGCCTGAACAAATTGCTCCACGCCATCCAGACGGTTACTGTCTGTCAAGTTGATTGCATCCAGAAGGGGAATTACCAACTCAAATGCACCAATACGGGCAAGGTTCAGGGGATATTCGATAATCGGAATCCCGCCCAAAATGTGGGTATCATAAGTAACAATCACGGAATCCACAATCTCAAAATATTCGTGGTCGGAATAGCAACTGTAATGTACTACCCCTTTTTCGTCTACTACATACCTCACACCCAGAATAGGTTTGTTTCCTAGACCGTTGTTGTACACTACAAAAGTGTTCCGGGGGTCAAGCGTATAGATTTCAAATGGGGCTTCATCTTCGTCCTTTTCCCCGGCAAATTCATCCGGCAGAACCATCCGAAAAGACGTTCCGCAGATATGGAACCAGTCAGCAAGTTCTTTATCCTTTGCAGGCTTTTCCTCTGCAAAAACATATTCGTTAAGCTGATTGATTGCTTCCGCAATATTTTCGGCGTTCCCACGGGAGACATATTGCAGCGGTTCTCCCATCAAATAACCAGACTTGAAAGACACAATCTCGTTCGCCCGGTTTTCCACAATCTTATTTGTGATTTCAGGACGTACTTGCTTTTGTCTGTTTTCAATCGGTTGTCTGCCTTTGTAATAATGCCAGAGATATTGAATTTCACTCCGGTTTTTCCAATGGTAGGGAAGTGCCTTGCGCAGAATCATAATCACATTATCCTTCGTCACTTCCGTAGCATCCGTTTTAATCATCCGTCTGCCGTGCAGGTGTAAATCCACGCAAACCACCTCCATTTCCGCATAGATTTCCTTACACTTATTATATGATTCTTCAATGCTTATGTCAAGAAATAAAATCACTATAAGGTTTGGAGAATCAATATTTTCTCTTAAAGATTTCCACCTTTGCACCGACAAGCCCCCGCAGTTCATTTTCCAGTAGTGCAAGGGAATCAGGAGCGTCATCATGCGAAACCTTGCCAGAGCGGGTATAAGTTGTTACCTGTTTCAAGAATGCGGCGTACTGACTATTCCGTGCATAAAGGGACTGGTCTTTGAAGTAAAAGTTTTTCAAGATAGTATCAGAAGCAAACTCAATCCTTGTCTGCTTATTGCTGATAGTCCGTTTTGTCCTCACGCTACAGACATATTCCCGTTCCGTCATAATCTGCTGCACATCACGGGCAAAGTATGTACCTGCATTGTTTGATTCAAAGGTAGCCGCCACAACCTGATTTTCTATCAGTGCCTTTGCGCATTCCGGTTTCGTAATTTCAGGCGGGGAATCATCAAATACCACATCTACAATGTAAACTTCATCCCCGTACACGGCAGCAATCGGCAGCGAACAAAAATCATCCCCGCTATCGGCAGTATCGCAGACCGCAATAATACTGTCCGGGTCTCTGTCTACCGGAAGTTCAAAATATCGGTTCAGGCTCTTTTCCGGGAACAGAATACCTTTCGCTTCAAATGGTTGCTGCTGAAACTCAGATTCAAACTGTTCCGCAGACAGCATTTCCCTCTGGTCACGGAAATATTGTGTCGTGAAAATCTTCCTACCTTCACGGACATACTCAAAGTTGCTTTCATCTGTTACCGGGTCAAGCGCAGGCGTTTCTATAATCCTTACCCGTTTTCCCTGCTTTTGCATTTCTTCCTGTAAATGCCCGATAGGGTCATAGAGGGAATATCGTGTACCGCAGATAACAATAGGCGTACCTTCTATGGCACGTCCGATAACGTCTCCTGAAATGACCTCCCACTTGTCATCAAGTCTCTGCCTGTTCTTTGCTTCCTCACGTCCTTCCACACAGTCATCCAGATACAGAAGGTTTGTCGCTTCCGAAAGCCCCACCTGCCGTGCGTCAATGGAACGGCACATGACCGTAGGGAAACGGGACTTGTGTACAAGGTTGATAATTTTGGTATCGGCATTGGTTTGTACCAGTTTGCTACCCGGAAATATATCATAAAAGTGATAATCACTAGGCGTTACCAGATATTCCAGACAACCTTGATAGAAAGACTTCACAAGGTCATCCCCTGTACCTTCCATGAGGGTAGACCTGTCCGGGAACTTACCAGACAGCATATTTGTAAAATTGATACCGAGTTGTGACTTACCGCAGCGTTTCGGCATGGAGATAGACAGAAAATCCAGTTTCCCGTCAAGCACTTCCTGATATGCGTCCACATACCGTTTCAGATATCCTCTCCGGGGTTGATAGAATTTCTTGTCTACAGGTTTCCCAAACTCTACCGCCTGCAAAAAATCATCAAAGAAATGTGGCGCACCAAAAAGCAATGACCGGAAAAGCAAATCATTGAACAGTTCCGCTTCCTCCCATTTACTTTTCTCTGCCGTCAGCCGGATAGCCTTTGTAATATATGGACGGAAAGTGTGGTTCCACTCATGCGCCGTGTTAAAATCCGTTTCCTCATAATCCCTGTATAGGGAAAACATATCTTCATAGGCAGACATATCAAACGGTTTTCGCTCAATCGCTTTTTCTATCTGCTGTTTGATTTTTTCGTAATCCATAACCTACCTCCTGCAATAAAATAGGGACTGTCTGAATGACAGTCCCATTGGACAAAGCGTAACTTTTTACGCCCATGATGGATATACCACCCAATATTTTGTATGTTTCAAATGTGGCAGCGACTTCTTTCTCAGCTTGCAGATTATCACGGCAATCAACGCAAAGGAAAGTGTGACAATATCCACAAGCGGTACAACCATCATCCATATCATAATTTTACAGAATATCCACATCACTTTCAGATAAAAGCGGATAATCTTTTTTATCCAGTCTATCAATACCATGATTATGTACGCCAGTATATACGCCATTACCACACCTCCCTTATTCGTAATCTCCATCCAGAATCAATTCCTTTTCCTCAGATGATAGAATCACTTGATAATCCATAGCGTCAGCCCACTTTATGAGTGTTTCCACCGTCATACCCATGCCGTCTTTTCTCAGGAGCGTTTTGCCGATACTCCCTTGACCGGAATAACCCAACTTCTCCGCAAGCTGCTTTTGGGTCAGCCCCCTGTCTGAAAGCATGGTTTTTACACAATCCTTTACGGTCATCCCATATCAGCCCTCCTTAATCAGACCAATATTGGCGTATGCCTATTTTAATAGACGTATGCCTATCAACTCTCTATAATTTTCTTAGTATACGTCCTACTAAGAGAAATAATAGAACCTGATAGGCGTATGCCAATATTTAATAGGCGTATGCCTATATTTTCACTCTGTAATGTCAAATGTGTTCCCGGTTTCCCTGTCTGTCACGGTCAATGTACAATCCATACTGTTCAGGAAACGGATAAGCATAGAGATTTTCATATCACGGTTGAGTGCCTGACTTACACCAGACTGACTTTTCATACCCATCCTTTTTGTAATCTCGCCCTGCGTGATTTCCTTTTGGGACATGATTGTTTTTACTACTTCATTAGCCTGCATTGTGATACCTCCTTTGATTATGTTTGCATGATAGCATACTTTCATGTATATGTCAACACCTTTTTTTATTTTTGCGGAATTTTCGCCCCTCACCCGCCCCGGCGTGGCGGGGGCTTGTTTCCCCCTCCGGGGGTCTCTGTCCCGGAGAACAGAACGAGACAGGACAGCCCACCACACAAGAAAAAAATATCATGTAAGCATGAAAAAGTGCTTGACATTATCATGTAAGCATGATATAATGTAAGCATGAAAAGAGAAAAGCAAGCAACCTAAAAATAATATAGGGTTGCAATGCTACACCAAAGAGGGCAACCGCCCACATGACAAAATGCACAAATACAGGAGGTACATAAAATGAAACACACAAAGAGCATGATTTACAAGCCCACAGAGGAAAGCCGGGAGTTAGTGTTATACGCTACCAATACCGGAGAACTGTACAGAGGTATTACAACCGCCATTATTAACAACCTGTCCCGCAAATATAAGCGTGGTATATATGACAAGGAAAAAGCGGTTGACCTCTGGTTTAACCTTGCAACACAGGCAAGCAACCTTTATAACCGTGATTTTGGTTATAAGTTCACAGTACAGGAAAGATACACGGCGGCGGTAGAGTTTGAGGACTATTACAAAGAACAGGTGCAGGAGGGGTAACAATGACAAAAACTTATGCAAAACAGATTATAGCACAGCAAAAAGACAATACATCATACTATGACAATACCTTAACTTATACAGAAATGTATGAAATGTTCCGTTATCGTTTTCAGTTCGGAGAAGCCGAAACAGCTTGTATTATATCCGCTCTTGTTTTGAGTGGCGCAAAATTTAAGGAGGAATAAACATGAGAAAGTACACACAGAGACAGTTAAAAGACCTTGTAAGGACAGGGGCAGCGCAGGACATTACAAACCATAGCACCACGGAATATGAAGAACTTGTAAGCCGTGAAAATAGTTTTGACAGAATCGGTTATAGTTCCGGTATTTATGGAATTAACGGCGGTTTGATTCAGGGTAACAAGACGGGTACTTTATACGCCATCACAGCCCGCACGACAGCAACATTCATTTACTTTTAATTTAATAGGGGCTTGCAATATAGTCCCGCTCTAATGTAGCCGTAGGCGGTCACAAGCCCGTTAAATACAGAGTGAGAGCAAACACAAACCAAAACAAATACAGGAGGTTTAACCATGTATACAAAGACAGAACGAAAAAAATTAGAGACAGCATTAAAACGTGTAAAAAAGTGCGGCGGGGATTGTAAGCACTGCGAAAAATGCCATATATACACATCCCGCAACGGTTTATATTTTGCCGTAGGTTGTGACTTGTTACCCGAAAAATATTTTGATTGTATAGCAAATGTCCCCAGTGAGTTACACGCCGCCGCTATTGAAACTCTTGAATTTGAGTTGTCATTATAAGGGAGGTACAAACAATGTTAATCTATGCAGAATGGTTTTTATATGGTATATTCTATAATGATTTCTTTGCAACGTGGGACGCATACCACGCCGCCACATTTAACCCGGATTCAGAAATAAGGGTTGTAAAGGTCATACACTGACACACAAGCCCCGGCACAGCGTCCGGGGTTGCTTTATAGGGAGGTATTAAGGAATGTTCAGAAAGACATGGAAAACGCCTGAAATAAGCGTGTACACGCTTTACAAAGATATGTTATCACAACCACACTTGCTCATAGCCGGGGCAACCGGGAGCGGTAAAAGCGTTGTTATCAATGGCATAATATACACGGCATTAAAGGACAGCCCCGCACGGGTACAATTTATTTTGATTGACCCGAAACGGGTTGAATTAGTGGAATATAAGAACTTGCCCCATACTGTACAGTATGCCAGTGAACCGGAAAACATGGTGCAAGCCCTTGAAAACGCTATGGACATAACAGAGAGCCGTTATAGAACCATGCAAGCACACCACGAAAAGAAATACAATGGCGGGGCGGTATACGTTGTTATTGACGAATTAGCGGACTTAATGACAACGAATAAAAGACAGGTACAACCATTATTACAACGGCTTGCACAGATAGGAAGGGCGGCAAACGTCCATATTATAGCCGCTACACAATGCCCACTTGCTACCGTCATTCCTACGGCTATAAAGGTAAACTTTGATTCACGGATAGCACTTAGAACCCGTAGCGCACAGGACAGCCGAAATATTTTAGGTGTAAAAGGTTGTGAACTTTTGCCCCGGTATGGACAGGGTTACTACATGACACCGGAGGGGCTACAACTTTACAACATACCCATGCAAGCCCCGGAGAATATAGAAACGGTTGTGAAATACTGGAAACATTGCAAGCCCCGCTTGAAATGGGTATAACGCCCATATACAGCCCCGACAGGCAGACAGCCCGCCGGGGTTTTATTATGCCCTAAAATAGCGGTATGCCCTCAAACGCTGTAAAATGCCCGTAGAGCCGTTTTAAGCATTTACCCTATAAAGTGTACACTTACACACATAAAAGCCCACAGAGAGCCACAGAGAGAGCGACAGAGGGCATACAAGCAAGACAGGATAGAGAGCATAGCTATAATATGCAAGCTGTATAAGCATACATAATCCCGGCAGCGCAGCACACGCCACGCAGCCGGGATTATTTCTTATTCGGGTATATTTTCCTTCTGGGGCTTTCTGGGGCTTTCTGCGGAAAAATCTTTTTCCGTGCTTTCTGTCCCTTCTGGGGCTTTCTGGGGTAGTTCTGTATAACTCCCTTCTATGCTTTCTGGCAACTCTACAATATCAGCACTTTCAAGATACTTCTGCCTGAGTGCTTCTGCGCTTTTCTGTTCGCCCATCGGACTGTTAGGTGTGAGTACCATTTCTGTCTGGTCTTTCATACCGTCATAGTTCTTCTGCCAAAATATACCAGTAACCGGATTAACCTTTCCATCCTGCATTAAACCTTCACGATACATACCACAAATTTGTTGTACTTTTTTCACAAATTCGGTTCGCTTCGGGTTCGTTAATTGTCTATTACCCCATTCAAATACCAAATCTTTATTGATACCAATAGCCAAATACGCAGCCTGATTCCCTACTTTCATGTCCCATTCGGCACACATACGCAGGTAATTCATAAAACGTCTTTCCATTTCCTCTACATCGTTATGGTCAAGAGGTTCTGTAGGCGTGATAGCCAACATGAAAGATACCAGTTTATTATTATACCCCTCCGGCATTTCCTTCTTCTGGTCTTGCGTGATAGGACTATTCGCCCTTGCTTTCTGTAGACTCTTCAGATTGCTTTTTGCGTACCCTTCTGTTCTTCTGGGCTTTTTGTCCTTCCCTCTCGTTCTGGGCTTTTTCTGTTCCTCCATCACTTACACCTTCCTTCTGTTGCATTTCTTCATGTGAGGTTTTCTGTTCCCTCGCCCATCGTTCTACATAGCTTTCCATTTCAAATTCTCCTTTCCGAGAGTTTGTAGAGTAAAATCGAATTTTACTATAAGTTTTCTTAGATACGCGCGTACTAGAGAAAGTTATAGCAAAATCGTGTTTTGCTCTACAAACCCTATTATTGTTCCTTCATTTTTACACCCCGATAGACCGTTACGCCGTCCATAAGCCCTTTTGTATGATACCATTCTGGATGCGCTGTCAGTTCTGCATTGAATTTTTTCATGCTACACACGTAATAACCATTGCTCTTGCACCATATCTTATAGTTGTCATAGAGCGTTTTAGCCTTAATGTACCCTTCTTGAGTTGTCTCACATCTTTCTTCAAGATACTGTAACACAAGGTCATTGTCCTTCTCATACTGTTTGATAACCTTCCGCATACTCTCACACATACGCAGTCCAAATCGCCTGTACTTGAAATATCCTGCAATCAGCCAAGTAAAGATACCTTTCATAGCGTCTGGACTTTCAAAGTAATCTTTCAAGCCTTTGTCCTGTTCTGCGTCTGAGAAGTGGCGGTTAAATTCAATCACTCTCACACGGTCAGATGCAAACAGGCTCTTATCTTTCACGGCGGGCAGGTCATTACAGGACAGCCACATTGTAAACTGGGGCTTGAATGTAATTGCACTCTGGTATAGTTCCCGTGCCGTTATGTCCTCGCCGCCTGTATATTGCTTTATGGTTGCTTCGTCCAGTTTCCCGGCAGTATCGCTTTCTGACATTGTTACCATACGTTTACCCTTTAGCTTTGCAAGGACGGGATTAGCCGCTTCTGCATTCTTTGCCCGGTCACTCCGGCATATCAACTCAACCGGGGCAACCGTGCTGTAATCCCCAAGCAGGTGCTGTATAGCGTCAAGCAGGGTAGATTTCCCGTTTCTGGTTGTCTTACCATGCAGGATAAACATACATTCCTCTTTGCTTGTACCAAGGATGGAATACCCAAGCGCACGTTGCAGGTAGTCAGCCTTTTCCTTATCGTTCTGGGTTACTTCCCTTATGAACTGTTCCCATCTGGGACAGGTCACTTCCTGCAAGCTGTACTCAAAGTTCGTTTGCATTGTCAAGAAGTCATCCCACTTATGCTCCCGGAATGTCATGCTTTTCAAATCGTATGTCCCGTTCTGGCAGTTTATCAGGAAAGGGTATGTGTCAAACTTAGCGGCGGCAATCTTCATACTGTCCGCAGCGTCCTTCATAAGCCTGTCACGGAAACGCCTGTCTCCCATCTTACTCACGAAAGCCATATACTGTTTTCTCTTTTCCTCGTCTGGGATTTCCCCGCAGTATAAAGCCATCAACCGTACAAACTCTTTTATCTTTGCCGACACCAGAAGGGAACCTACGTCTTTCTTCCATCTGCCGCCGTCATAGGTATACCATGACTTAGCTTCGGGACAGAACCTTGTGTCTTTCTGGTAACACTCCGAAAACAAATCAGCCATACCTGCTTCATCCCACGAATACCCGGTAGAGTTTTCCTGATAGGGCAGTTCTGGATGGACGGACTTGATATAGAACATTTTTTCGCTGATTTCCTCAGAGGTTATGTAGCGTCCATTGGACAATTGAAAAAGTTCGTCATTATCGTTCACTTGATTCACCTCCTTCCACTTTCTGCATAAACCAATCCTTATCTTTTTTTGCCTTTACCGCAGCACGTTTCGCCACCCGTTTCTGTGCGGCATATTCTTTCATGCACTCACGGGCATATGCCATCTGTTCCTTGTTGAGTGGCAAACCGTTTGGAAACTTCTTGTCCTTTATGATATGGCACATATCCGCTTCCTTCTGCTGATAATTCCAGAAGTTTTTACTTTCTGTGCGCCATTCTTCATCCTTTACCTGAACCATATCAGAGAAAAACCGCTGTAAGGTCTGCATAATATCATTCTCATGCTCTAAATCCATGCGGATAACCTGCAAGAGTTTCTTATAATTTGCAACGGTACAGGGAAAGAATGCCCGCATATTTATATCCATGTGTCCTGTGTACCATCCAATGTGTAACACTTCTGTCATTCACGTTACCTCCTATACCTTGTTACGCTCTCAGTAATGGTCTGTAATTCCCTGTCATGGAGCGGGGGCTTGCACCTGTTCTGGTTCACGAAACGCAATTCATCATAAATCTGCCGTTTGCTGTAGCCCGTGTTGTGCATAGCACCCGCAAGAGATGTAAGGGAAAGGTTTCTGCCGCCTGATACAATCTCAGGATAATCCGGTCTGACAAAAATCTTTCCGTCCGCAGGCTTGCGGAACAGGGGGCGGTAGATACGCTGCACCAACGGGGACTTGCTGTTTGTCCTTTCTGTTTCCGGGAAATACTTATTTACCACATAATCTATCGCCGCCTGATTCTCTATAATTTCCGGGAAGATAAGTACCTTCCCGGTCATTATAAAGAACCGTCTTGCACGGTAAATTTCCACGCCTGCAAGGTTGTTCCTTCCTGAAAAGGGAAGTGTACCATGCAGCAGGATATGTACCCCACGTCCGCTTTTTGACTTCTCCGTGTAGGACTGACACTTTGACATAATGTCGGCGCAAAGAGGGGTCAAAAGCCCATCGTCAAAACCTGCGTCTATATCAATCCCCACA